CGCATCGCCGCCCTCTTTTATTTTTCCCCGCGGGGATATTTTGGATTCGAACCCTGGGTTCTGAGATGTCCTAGAGAACTGGTTGCTTCTTCCCAGTAGGATTTTTCAGAGTTGGTCCGCTCTCTAGGACGTCCCAGAACTCAGGGTAACTCTGTCGAAAGGAAAGAGAACTCGTGGCGCGGAAAGCAAAAGCCCCGCGCACTCCCGAAGAATCAGAGAACATGATGATCAATCTCGCAGTGGCCTTGGCCGAGAAGCAGCTGCGAGACGGAACGGCGTCACCCTCCACGATCAATCACTACCTCAAGCTAGCTGGCGAACGCGATAAACTCGAACGAGAGAAGCTTCGTCGAGAAACCGAACTCGTCAAGGCTAAGGCGGACAGCATTGCGTCTGCTGCACGCACTGAAGAGCTTGTCAAGGAAGCTGTCGATGCTATGAGGAGGTATTCCGGTGGAACGGATGACGTATTCTGAGTGTATCGAGCTTCCGACCTTCGAGGATCGGTATCGCTACTTGCGTCTTACCGGTATGGTAGGCGAACAAACGTTCGCTCATCAGAGACATCTGAACCAGACGTTCTATACGTCTAGGGAGTGGCGCGATCTACGTAACCACATCATCACTCGAGACTTCGGAAGAGATCTTGCGTGTGAAGGCTACGAAATCTTTGATGCGATTTACATACATCACATCAACCCAATCACCCCCGACGACGTACTGCACCGAAGTAAGTCGCTCCTAGATCCCGAGAATCTTATCACGGTGTCGCTTGACACCCATAACGCGATTCATTATGGGACATTGGAGACCTCACGGTTCGTCGGACATGTCCGAACGGAAGGAGACACCATCTTATGGTGACCCTACTTCAGAGTGTGAAGGACTATCTCGGTATCGAGGACGATGATACATCGTTTGATGACGCCATCACCAGTCATATCGACGTCTCTGTATTCACCCTTGGCCAGATCTTGGACAAGACTCCGGAGTACGACAAAGACATCGACGCCTACTCGATTCCGAGTTTTGTACTCACTTATATCAAGCTTAGTGTAAAGCTGCTCTTCGATCCGTCGGCCTCTGCTACGGTCCAGGACGCGCTTACTAAGGCCAAGAACGAACTCGAATGGAGGATGAGTGTTGTTACCCCTTACATCGAATGAGCTCGCGCATTTCGGCGTCAAGGGCATGAGGTGGGGCGTACGAAAGAAGACTACTCGAAAGCCTCGAAAGAGTATTTCCGAGATGTCGAACGAGGAACTCCAGGAAGCGATCACTCGAGGTAATCTTGAGCGACAGTATATGGGTCTTCAACCAAAAAGTACACCATCCAGACTGGCGTCCAAGTATCGTGACAAGTTCGAAGAGAAGCTCACGAATGCCGCTGCTCAAATGTCACTGAATGCTGTAATGGCTTCTAGCGACTTTGCCATGAGTCGGCTCAAGACTCCAGGATCACGAGCATATACCAAACATGGAGAGAAGATCTACAATGTCTACAAGAATCACATTCGTCGATGACGAACTCGCCCACTACGGCGTCAAGGGCATGAAGTGGGGCGTTCGCAGGATGCAGGCGAAGATGGCTGGTCGAGCTACCGCCCGAAGCCAGATTCGTACACACGACACTATGTTCGTTGGCGTAGCAAATCGCGCCACCAAGGGCACTCGTAGGCGCAACAAGAAGTGGAAGGGTACCGAGCACGAGGCTGCTTACGAAAAGGCCCGGCAGAAGGAACTCCGAAAGCAGATGCGCTGGGAGGGTAAGGGTGTCGACGCCGCCAAGCGTGTCGGAGATGCCAAGACCCGCAAGATGGCCCGCAAGGAAGAGAAGCATCCTAATCGCTGGAAGACTCGCCGCGTTGCTGGAAACGTAGCCGTCGGCGTTCTCGCTGTTGCCGGTGCTGTCGGCTATCAGCACGTGAAGAAGAACCTTGCCAACAGCAACAACCTTAAGGTTCGCAACATGTACAACAAGTACGCGAAGACCGGCATCTACGACATCAAGTTGTAAGGAGGAGTCTTGAGCATCGAACTTGAACTCGCCCACTACGGCGTCAAGGGCATGAAGTGGGGCGTCCGAAAGAAAGTGACTCGTAAAGAGAAACGAATTGCTAGGGATGGTGGATGGCTCGCTGCCAAGACTGATATAGGTAGCACCAGTCCACATCCAAAGACAGCGGAAGCGATGGCTACCACTAGTCGAAACATCAACCGCAATTGGAAGAACCACAAAAACGTAGATCTTTTCGAGAAGTCGAAACAGAAGACTTACCGACGTAGCATGTTTTGGTCGGGAAATTATCATGGCGCTGTTCACTATTGACATGCGATTAAAGACCAAGCGCACGCAACGGGTCAATCGGTATACAACAAGATCCGAAAGACCAGCATCGACGGTATTCGCTCTGCAGCTAGAATGGCCGCCGAATATGAGCGTAAGAAGGGCCGTTAGGATCGAGATCTGACATGCTGTCCAACACAGAAACTCCGAAATACTACGCGGAGTTCCGTGACGCAGTGATCAGAGGAGACATTCCTGTATGTCAGGAGGTCTCTAAGGAGATGAACCGGATCGATCAGCTGATCGAGAACCCTAGGTACTACTACGACAGTACCGCCATTGACGGATTCATCGATTACTGCGAATCGGAACTCACTCTGACCGATGGTTCCCCAGTTAAGATGCTCCCGACTTTCAAACTGTGGGCGGAGTCGCTTCTGTCATGGTTCTACTTCGAAGAACTATCTGTGTACGAGCCTTACGAAGACGGACATGGTGGACACTATGTCACGAAGCGTATCAAGAAGCGACTCGTTAACAAGCAATACCTGATCGTCGCTCGAGGCGCCGCTAAGTCTATGTACGCAGCATTCCTGCAAGCGTACTTCTTGAACATTGACACATCATCTACCCATCAGGTAGCGACTGCACCTACCATGGCACAGGCAGAAGAGACTCTGTCTCCTATGCGTACTGCTGTGGCTAGGGCTCCAGGTCCTTTGTTCAAGTTCCTGACTGTAGGATCCCTACAGAACACGACGGGTAACCGAGCGATGCGTCAACAGCTGGCCTCGACTAAGAAGGGTATTGAGAACTTTCTCAATGGCTCCCTGGTCGAGGTCCGACCAATGCGTATCGACAAGCTTCAGGGCCTCCGAACCAAGGTAAATACTGTTGACGAATGGTTGTCGGGCGACGTTCGTGAGGACGTTGTAGGCGCTCTGGAACAGGGCGCATCGAAAATTGACGACTGGGTGATCGTAGCCATCTCATCTGAAGGTACCGTTCGTAACTCCGTTGGCGATAGCATCAAAATGGAACTTGCGAAGATCCTGAAGGGCGAGTACTATGATCCGCACACATCCATCTGGCACTACAGGTTGGATGATGTGAGTGAGGTCGCCAATCCTGACATGTGGATGAAGGCACAGCCAAACATCGGTAGGACCGTATCGTATGAGACCTATCAGCGAGATGTGAATCGAGCCGAGAATGTCCCAGAAGCTAGGAACGACATCCTAGCCAAGCGATTCGGAATCCCGATGGAAGGCTACACGTACTTCTTCACGTACCAGGAGACCCTCCCCCAAAGGAAGAGGGAATTCTGGGGGATGCCCTGTTCGATGGGTCTGGACCTTTCACAAGGTGATGACTTCTGCGCCTTCACATTCTTGTTTCCGCTTACAGCGGATAGCTTCGGTGTCAAGACCAGATGCTACATCTCGTCTAGAACTCACCTCAAGCTTCCTGGAGCTGCTCGAGAGAAGTATGAACACTTCATTCGAGAAGGCTCATTACGGGTTCTGGAAGGCACTATTCTAGACATGATGGAAGTCTATGACGATGTCGTATCGTTCATCGAAGAGAATGAGTACGATGTTCGATCCGTAGGCTTCGACCCGTACAACGCCAAGGACTTCATCATGCGATGGGGTACTGAGCACGGCGAGTACGGGATCGTCAAGGTCATTCAGGGAGCCAAGACAGAGTCAGTCCCTCTTGGAGAGCTTAAGGCACTCGCCCAAGATCGACACCTCCATTTCGATCAGGAACTCATGTCGTATGCCATGGGTAACTGTATCGTGATTTCGGATACCAACGGTAACCGTAAACTATACAAGAAGCGCGCTGATCAGAAGATTGACGCGGTCGCGGCTCTGATGGATGCGCTTGTCGCATATAAGCAGAATCGTGATGAGTACGAATAGAAAGGAGGTGACATGGGTCGTCTCGCACACGCATGGAACGCGTTCATGAATCCCGAGACTACAGAGTCTCCTTTCAGCGTCGAACTTCGCTCCAGTGCACCAATGACGAGGACACCTCTCCGGTATATTCCGCAATCCAACATCATCGACACGATTTTCAATCAGATAGCGGTCGACGTTTCTAAGATTGGTATCAGGCATGTTCGGTGTGACTACGACAATACGTATATGGAAGACCTGTCTACAGGTCTGAACGATTGTCTAACAGTAGCACCGAACGTAGATCAGACCCCTCGGTCATTTATCCAAGATCTATGCCTGACCATCCTTGAAGAAGGGGTTGCGGCCGTCGTACCGACGGAGTACTCCTCATCTCCAGTGGGATCTAACGCGTATGATGTATATACGCTAAGGGTTGGACGAGTCGCTCAGTTCAAGACAACTTCCGTAGTGGTAGATGTCTATAACGAACTGACGGGTAATCGAGAGCAGGTTGAACTACCCAAGCGATTGGTCTCGATCGTCCAAAATCCGCTGGGAGCAATCACATCCAATAAGGGGTCACTGGCTTCGAGACTAAGCTCGAAGCTTCGTATTCTGGATACGATTGACAATGCTGCTGCCGGTAAGAAACTTGATCTTATCGTCCAGCTTCCCTACACCGTTCGCACAGAACGACGCAAGGAAGAAGCCGAAAAGCGGATGAAGGACGTTGAGCGACAGTTGTCCAACGGTCAGTTCGGAATCGCATATATGGATGCAGCTGAGAAGTTTACTCAGCTTAATAGGCCTGCGGAGAACAACCTGCTCGAGCAGATCAAATACCTAACGCAACAGCTGTACAACACGTTGGGTATGCCGGAAGCAGTATTTAACGGTACTGCGGATGAACAGACCATGCTTAACTACTATAATCGCACGATTGAACCCATCATCGCCGAGATTACAGCTAGTATGGCAAAGACGTTCATCACAAAGACTGCGCGATCACAAGGACAGACGGTCAAATACTTCAGGGATCCATTTCAGAACGTATCGATTGCAAAGGTCTCCGAGATCGCACAGAGCATGGTCACTACCCAGATCATGACACCAAACGAGGTTCGTTCATATCTTGGACTCCCTCGAAGTGAGGAACCGGTCGGAGACTCACTCAGCAACCCCAACATTAACCCAATGGACGAAGGTTCGGAACCTCCGCCCGATGATCCAATGGAAGAGGAAGAGAATGACGAATTCGTTTGATTTCTCAGGTTGGGCTACCAAGAACGATATTCGATGCAGTGACGGCAGGACCATCCGGCACAACGCCTTCGCCGATAACGACGGAGATGTTGTCCCCCTGGTCTGGCAGCACGGTCACGCAAATCTCGAAAACGTGCTTGGTCATGTCCAGCTCGAGAATCGTTCCGAAGGCGTTTACGCTTATGGTTTCTTCAACGAAACCCCTGCAGCAGCTCACGCAAAGGAGCTTCTGAAGCACGGCGATGTGGACTCGATGTCTATTTTCGCCAACAAGCTTACCCAGAGTGGTGGTGATGTCAAGCACGGCAACATCGTCGAAGTTTCTCTGGTCCTATCTGGCGCTAATCCCGGCGCCAAGATCGAAAACATCGCCCTCGCCCACGGTGACGGCACCTACGAGTCTACAGATGAGGCATATATTATGACCGGCGAACACATTTCCCACGCATCTGAACCCACCAATTCGTCTTCGGGCGAAAAGACTGTCCAGGACATCGTCGACTCCATGACCGACGAGCAGAAGGACGTTCTTATGTTCCTCATCGGAAAGGCCGCTGAGGGAGAGACTGGCTCTGAGGAGTCTGACAAGGAAGGAGCCCCCGTGGCACACAACAACATCTTCGAGAATGATGATACGCCTACCGACAACGATGCCCTGTTCCACTCGGCTATCGTCGATGCGTTCACCGACGCTTCCCGCCGAGGAGCAAACTCGCTTCGTGACGTCTTCATGGATGTCGCCGAGTCCAACGGTCTCACGCACGCGGACATCGCTCACGCCGAGAAGACCTACGGTATTTCCAACATCGACCTTCTGTTCCCCGACGCCAAGAACCTCGACGTCCCACCGGCCTTCATCGACCGCGACCAGTCTTGGGTTAAGCCGGTTCTGAACGGCACGCACCACACGCCCTTCACCCGCATCAAGTCGATGCAGGCTGACATCACGGCGGACGAGGCCCGAGCCAAGGGTTACATCACCGGTTCGCGTAAGAAGGAAGAGGTCTTTAAGCTTCTGAAGCGCACCACCGGCCCGACGACCATCTACAAGAAGCAGAAGTTCGACCGCGATGACCTTCTGGACATCACCGACTTCGACGTCATCGCCTGGGTCAAGGCGGAGATGCGCAACAAGCTTGACGAGGAACTCGCCCGCGCCATCCTGATCGGCGATGGTCGCTCCAACTCCGATCCTGACAAGATCAACGAGGAGAACATTCGTCCCATCCTTAAGGAGGACGACCTCTACTGCATCAAGAAGGATCTCGGCGCCGGTAAGTCTGTCGATCAGATCATCGACGAGCTCATCCGTGCTCAGGACGACCTGGAGGGTACCGGCACCCCGACGATGTTCTGCGCCAAGTCCTTCGTGACTGACATGCTCCTGCTCAAGGACAAGCAGGGTCACTACCTGTACCCGACGAAGCAGGCGCTCGCGGATCGCCTTGGCGTTACCGCCA